GGTGGCGTGTTTGCCACGGTGGGCGTTGTTTGGTGGATACACAACCGCCAACCAGAAACGGATCCCAATGCCGGGTTGGGCCAACAAATTGCGGATTTGCGTACAGCGTTTGAAGCTCGCAACGAGGTGGATAAAAATCTAACGGCAACCGATTTGTTAACCGTTGCATGTGGTGCGGATTATTTGGCCACCCATGGTGCGTTGTTGTGCCGTGAAATGTTTTGTAGATTGCAAACCAATGGTGCAGGTGCTGCACAATCGGAGTGCGAAGAGATCGCAAACGTTGCAAACAGTTTGGCCGCATTTGAAGCGTGTACCAAACATGGGGATTATGATCAATGTATCGAATACATAAAAACACGCAAATAATGGGTTGCCCGGTTTGCGGGTGCGATCCATGTGATTGCCACGGGGTACACAATGACACACAAACGCATGGCCAATTTTGGCGAATACGTACGGCGCAACCTAACGGCGCACAACAAAACCATTACATGGTTGGCCGATCAAATACTAGGCAACCCAACCATGGTTATAAAATGGCGGGCCGGGGTAGAACCTCGAACACGCAATTTTTTAAAAACGTGTATCAAAATTGCCGAGCTGCGGGGCGTGCCTGTATCACGTGTAATCTACGAGGCATCAGTACAAATGGGTGTGCCATATGAGTATACGAACGATAACCCGCAATGTACGTGCCATCAAAAGCCGGGCAACCAATAACCCGTTGGCATATTTCAGGCCCACCCCGCCACAATACGCATGGATGCGGGATCAATCCAAAATCAAATTGTTGTTGGGTGGCAATCAGGTTGGCAAAACCATGGCAGCATGTGCCGAACTAATCCACCGTTGTTTGGGTACTCATCCGTACATACAAACCGACCCGCCACCGATACAGGCATTTCTAATTACCCATAGCCATCAACAATCGATAACGATTCAAGAAAAGCTATACAACATGTGCCCCAAACATGAATTGCACCCCGATTGTGAGTTTGTACCCGGGCGTGGTTTTCGTGGCATCCATCCGGTTATACGTTTTCGCAACGGTTCGTTGATCATGGTAAAAACAGCCAATCAGGGTTTGGGGCTCGCATCCTCTACGATCTCGTATGTAGCGATTGATGAGCCGGTTGGGCAAGAGGTTTGGGGCGAGTTGGCGGCCCGTGTTTTGCGGGGTGGTGCAGGCGGTAAAACGGGCACCATTGGTATTACCATGACACCCGTTGGGCAAAATGTTGAATACCTGCGCAAATTGGTAGAGGATGGCACCGTAACATGCCACCAAGCTCCGTTAACCGTTGAGGCCACAACGCCAATGCAATGTGCCCCAATCATATCGCAGGAAATGATCGATCGGGTGGCGCAAACATATTTGCCAATAGACCGTGCCGCACGGCTTAATGGCGATTGGGCGGTGGGTATACCTGAGGGCCGTGTATTCGATCAATTTGATGATAATATGATATCCAGTTTACCCGCACCCCCGGGTGGGCAATACCAATTTGGCATTGGCGTGGATCATGGTAGCCAACCAAATGCACAGGTTGCCATATTGGCAGCTGTAAACATGGCCGATCCTGATAAACCAATCATTTATGTATTGGATGAGTACGTATCCGGTGCAGCAACACCCGAGGCACACGCACGTGCCATTATTGAGATGTGTACACGTAACCACATCGAGCCGGGGGCATGCCGTTGGACAGGCGATAACATCCACCACGGATCAGGCGGTGCGGGTAAAATGTCCAATTCATTGTTAACCCGTGCATTGGAGAAAATACTACAATACCCGCCACGTGGTTTGCCATGGCGCATACGAACGGTGCACAAACCACGTTACAGTGTTTACCATGGTGCAGCGTTGATCCACGCATCACAGGCACGCAAGAATTTTTATATCCACCCCCGTTGTAAACGTACTATAATGAGCCTACAACGTTGGACGATGAAACGCACACAATCGCAACGGAGCCGTGACCCGGATGGGCATTGCATCGATGCATTGCGATATTGTGTTGTACCCATCATCGATGTTAAATACAGACCACCCGCCCAAACATTGAGGTATTACTAATGCAACCAATGCCAATGATCCCATTTGCACCAACACCCGAAGATCAGAACCGATGGCAACACACGGCATTACGCCGCCGCCTGATTATTGGCGCATGGGCCGAGGATCTAGAGGATGAGCTAGCCCGCCATTTGCCACCCGATCGCCGTGAATCGTGGGGCCCTGCGGATCTATCCTCAAATCCATTTGAACAAATCACCCGCCAATTATCGGTGTTGTACCATGAAAACCCCGCCGTAACCAATATGAATGGCGATATCGAGGATTTAACAAGCCGTGAGGGCCTTGTAACTAAAGCCGGTTTGTGGCCGTTGATGCAACGTACACAACAAATGGTAATTGGTTTGCGTGAATCGTTTATCCGTATTGATGTAAATCCCCATACCGATGTTGAAACGGAGTACCCAGGCATACAATACCGATTGGTAACACCCGATTTTGTGTATTGTGAATCGGATCCCGATATGCCCGATGTGCCAAACTATTACCGAGAAATGCGGATCCGCAAACATCCACACACAGGTAAATACGATTGGGTTGCCGATGTGTTGGATATCCGTGATTTAAACAACCCGTTGTTTGGTATGTTTGAGGTAAACAACGATGGCACAATGGGCAAGGATGTATCCGAGCTGTACATGGGGCACCCAACACATACGGGTGATGATTACCCATACCGAGATCAACAGGGCCGCCCATTTCTACCCGTGGTGTTGTACCATGCGGAAAAAACGGGGTTTTTATGGGATGCGTACAACGGATCGCAAATGGTCTATGGCTCCCTAACGAGCGCAGTTTTGTACTCAATGTGGGTTCATTGCGTGCGCGATTGCGCATGGGCCCAAAAGTATGTGGCCGGGTTATCAGTGGCGGGCATGTCGCAAATGGATGTTGATCAAATTGCACGCCGATCCAGTATTGCAACCGATCCGAGCTCGATATTGGTATTCACGCAAGATCCTGACGCACAGGGCCAACCGTTGGTGGGTAGTTTTACCAACCCAACCGATCCACATAGTTTGTTGGAATCAATATCCAAATACGAGATGCGTGTGGCGTTGGCTGCGGGCATATCCCCCGCCGATATTTCCCGCCAATCGGGTGATCCTAGATCGGGGTTTGCATTGGCGGTATCACGCAGCGGCCAACGAGATGCACAAAAAAAATATGCCTCGGTATTCCGTGGGTGCGATGAGGTATTACTAGCCAAAACGGCAATGTTGGCCAATCGATTTTTGGGTACCAATTTACCCGAGGATGGATATCGGGTATCGTACCACAGTATGCCACTATCACCCGAGGAAATGCGGGCACAACGTGAGGATATACTAGCCAAATTACAGGCGGGTCTAATTAGCCCGGTAACGGCGGTTATGATGATGTACGATGATATGGATATAAAGGAGGCACGGGAATATCTGGCACAAATCCGTGCCGAACGTGCGGAATTTGGAATATAAAATGGATACAATTGTATGTGCACATTGTGGTTATGGGTTTACTACGTTTGATCAATCGTTATTTGTAGCGTATCAAATGGCACCCACCGTTGAGTGGTTGGCGGATGGCAACGGCCAATGTTTTGCGGATTCGATACGGGTAACACATCGCCAATGCCAATATGCGGACACCATACCCGGGGAAATGGATCGGCATAATTTGTGGGATCGTTGGTTCCCATTGGCAACCCTGAATAAATACATTAAAATAATACGTGGCATGCGGTGGGATGATACCGAACGTGCCAACAAAACAATTAACGAGGTAATACAGGATGCGAACAAAAGAAATTGAGGGCGTTGAATACGTAGCAAAAGCAGATATCGAGGCAGCTGTACAAGCTCGCATATCAAAATTGAGTGCACGGGCGGTACAAGCCGAGGAAACGGCACAGGCGTTGCAAACCGAATTGGATAACCAAACGGGTAAATTGGGATCGTTGGATACGCTGCAATCCAAAATTGAGGAATTGCAAAGCCAATTAACGGATGCCAATAGCCGTTACGATCGCCACAACGCAATGGCCCAAAATGGATTTACAGATCCCGATCTGCGTGATGCCGTTGAATGGGCATACAATAAAGCGATGCAGGGCAACGAGGCACCTACGCCATTGGCGGATTGGTTGGCATCCATTAAAGCCGATCCAAGCAATGCCCCATTGATATTGCGCCCACATTTGCAAACCACCCCGCCACCCGTT